AATATGTTGTTCTGCTTCTGGAGTAACTCTGACTAACTTAACTGTCGGGGTTTTCATAATTACCAAATCCTTTTTTCTTTTTGTTGTATTTTTTACGAGCAAGTAAAAGCATCGCATTATCAAGTGCTTTTTTCATATAGATAATCTCTGCTTCACTATAAAGACTTGGATTATCCAGTGCCTCTTTTACCAGACGAATAGTATCTTTATATCTCATTAATCTTCCTCGTCTTCAAAGAGCTCATCATAGTCCTCTACATCACCAATGCGTGATGAGGCATTACTGTAATCATAAGCTCCCGGATCAGAATACACTTCTGCTTTGAGTGTCTCTGTTAAAAGTTCAAGGTTTTTAATTATGAGTTTGAGTTTGTCTCTATTCATAGATTTTGATTATGTTTCTTTTTAATTATAGCATAAAAAAAGAGGGGCATCAACCCCTCTCATCAGTTTATCTTCTTTTCTTTTTTTCAGGAGTTGCATATCCCCAGACTCTTGGAGAAATTGTTCCAAATCCCCAATCAATCTTTCGAATTACATTCGGACCAAACTTATCATAATACATATCAAATAATTTTGTTCTTAAACCTCTTGTGAGATCATAACAAACTTTGTCATTTAAAATATATTCTATAATATGAGCATCATTTGGAGCATTCTTAATGGAAACTTCGGCATAAGATCCGTTCTCAACAATAATTTCGCAACTATATTTGGATTTAGATTGTTCTCGTTCTGCAGGAGACCAATTATCCATATCTTTTTGATTTTCCTTTTCGTTTGACATTTCGGCAACTCGACTCACGAACGACCACCCCACTGAATTTCTGGATATGCCTGTGACACAATTTCCTTAGAGATTTTATATTTTGTTTCAAGTTTTTTATCCTTAACCAGGCATAAAATCTCTGCCTCTAATGGATGAAGACCCTGAAGAATATTAATAAACATCGTTTCACGACGCATAGAACTCAGTCCATCATTACCACCCTTTATGAAATTATAAAACTTGGTATATTCCTTACGAATGGTAGAGAACCCCTGATCCTGTGATCCCAAAGAATTCGATCCAAGTTCACTCATCTTACTTACGGCATCATCAATTTTTCCGGTGAGTGTTCCTGTAAATGCACCCTGTTCTCCAACACTGGAATAAGGAACAATTCCTTCTGGAAGAGATGATGTTAAACTCTCATCAAAGTTCCAGATAAGAATTGAAAGTAGTGATGGATCTTTATATTTTTGTAGAACCTCAACTTTCTTGAGATTTGTTCTTTGCCCATTTACAAGATTTAGAACCTCAAATGCAAACGGATTTGCAGGTAACTCAATATTTGTAATGGTTTTTGGTTTTGTCTTTGTCGCAGTCATAATTGATAATATGTAATTATAATTGTAGTTTTATTTATTATTAATCTTCATCATAGTCTTCGTCATCATCATCAAAGAAACCTTCTTGGAAACTTACTGCAACGACTTCATCAGGAATAATATTCCCGTGCTCATCATAGCACTCTGGATGTAATTTAGGAATTTCACGATAGTTCATCATATATTCTCTGGCAACCCAACCGGTTACGAGACCAACAATGAAAAAAAGTATGGTTACAAACGAACCGATGACTATACTGGCTGCCAACATTTTTTTTTCTCCTGGGAAGTTAATTTACTTTCCTTGACTGAATTGAAAATTCAAAATAGATTGTAATTTCTCTTTTAAGAATGCAAATCAGTTTCTCAAATATGATATGAAATAATTTTGGTTTCTTTGTTTTTCCTCCCGAAAGCATAAATTCGACACCACGATTTGGTGTGATATCTTTATTTAGGTTTGACATTGTGCCATTTTCTGCTCCTTCAGAAACTTAACTGTATCAGTACATCCACCAAGTTTCTTGGAACCACACATAACTTGAGGAAATGTAGAACCTTCACCAAACTCGGCATAAAACTGATCTTTGGTAAAGTGTTCGTTAAGATTATACACCACAAAGTCGCTTCCTGTCAATTCTAATACAGTTTTAATTTTATGACAGTACGGACAATCTTCTTTGGAATAAACGACAAAATTCATAATTGTTTGATATCTAAAGTAATTTATATAAGAAATAAGAGCAGATTTCTCTCCTCTTATTATACCACTACCAGAACAGATCTTGAGGTTTTAAAATCACAAAGACATTCAATACTTTTATATTATACATCAAGAACTATTGGTCGTCAAGTGTTTTAGTTGCAGGTTCTTCAGTTACTACAGGTTCTTCTATCTTCACCCAAGGAAGAGGTAGTGGTGTTGCTAATAGTCTTATATTACTACCAAGAATGAATGACGATTAAACCATCACCACCTTTACCTCCAGCACCTGAACCACCCACTAATTGTCCTGTACCACCTCCACCTCCACCAGAACCAAAACCTCCTGCACCACCACTACTTCCAGAAGTGTTAGCACCTAAAGTAATGGAGTTTCCTCCACCTCCTCCAGCACCACCAGTAGAAAGTAAAGGTTGATATAGTTCTATTCCAAATTGACCAACCAAACCAGTGGATTCAGAAGTACCACCTAGTACTGTAGAAAATAAAGTAAATGATGATTGTGTTGGGGCAGTTATATTACCTCCTCTATTTCCAGTACTTCCAGCTCCAGGTCCTCCACCAGAGAGTAAAAGACCCGTTGTTGGATATGTGAGATCAGTCCAACTATTGTAACTTCCTGCACCACCTGCTTGACCCGCAATAACAAGTAAGGATCCAAGAGCACTCATTAAGGCAGATGATCTGCTTAGAACTGCTGCAGCAGATCCTGCTGCACTGCTGGTACTACTAGGAGTTCCACCACCTCCACCAGCATTTGCTGCACAAATTACATAAATTGCACCAGTTGATGGTGCAATAGAAACATAAGATGCTGTTCCTGATGTTCCTCCATTACCACTCAAATCAACAAAACTTCTTTCTCCACCGGCACCACCATGACCTACAGATATATAAAAAATATCAGGAAGAAATATTGCAGGAATAGTAAATTTACTAAATCCACCAGATCCACCTCCAGCACCACCAGTTCTAGTGCTATTAGTATTTCTACAATATCCACCTGCACCTCCTCCTCCTCCTCCAATACAAGTAATTTGTATCATACTAATACCTCTTGGTTTGTTCCAGACTTGCCAAGTATCTCCTGTGGAATTTCCTCTAAAAGTATCTATGTATCCGTTTTGTGATTTTGGAATATCTAAGTAATCTAACATTTTTTTACCAACAATTGATTATAACTAAACCAGAACCACCGTTGCCACCAAGATTTGTGGAACTAATTGTAGTAGATGTAGGTCCTGCACCTCCACCTCCACCACCAGAACCAAAACCTCCTGCACCACCATTACCACCAGAACCTCCACTATCAATAGCACTAGTAGAAGAACCACCTCCACTACCACCAGTAGAAAGCAAAGGTTGATATAGTTCTATTCCAGATGAACCATCTAAACCAGACAAACCATTTGAACCACCAATAATTGTTTGGAATATGTTGTATACACTTGTTTGTGATGCTGGTGCCGTAATATTTTGTCCAGCAGCAGAAATTCCACCACCACCACATGCACCACCAGAAAATAAAAGACCCGTTGTTGGATATGTGATTGAGGTTCCAGTAGTGCTATTTCCACTACTACCTGCTTGACCCGCAAATGCAAAAAGATATCCTTGCCCACTAAGTAATGTTGCAGCAGCCGTTGCAACTGATGCAGCAAGACCACCAGTACCAGCAGACTCAGTTCCTACTACAGCTCCGCTACCACCATTCGCAAAACAAATAGTATAAATTGCTGCAGTGCTTCTGGTGATGGAAACATAAGAACCAATACCATTAGCACCTGCTGATGCTCCACTGGAACTACTATTTACTCCACCAGCACCACCAGCACCAGCACTTACATAAAGAATATCTGGAAGAATAAATTCTGGTATAGTAACAAATGAAACTCCACCAGACCCACCACCTCCACCACCACTTCTAGTAGTACCAGATGTGGTTAAACTTTTCCACCCCGTCCTTCCACCACCTCCACCACCAATACAAGTAATTTGTATCATACTAATACCTCTTGGTTTGTTCCAGACTTGCCAAGTACCTCCACTAGTATTTGAAAATCCTGGAAAGTAATCAATATATCCATTTTGAGGTTTTGGAAGATGTAAAAAATCTAACATTTTTATTTACCAAGTTTGAATAATTACTAAACCATTACCACCTCTGGCGTTAGTGAAAGTCTCGAACCCGGCACCACCACCACCAGAACCAAAACCTCCTGCACCACCGTTTGAACCACCTCCGGAACCTCCAGTAGAAAGCAAAGGTTTATATAATTCTATTCCATTTGAACCATTTGTAATTGTTTGGAATATGTTGTATACACTTGTTTGTGATGCTGGTGAATAAATGTATCCACCTCTTTGAGCACCAAATCCCACACCAGAATAATATCCACCACCTCCACCTCCACCAGAGAGTAAAAGACCCGTTGTTGGATAGTAAACCTCACCTCCTGTTTGACCAGCCACACCCTCACCTCCTGTTTGACCCCCATAAGTAAATGCATATACAGACCCTAAAATAAAACTACTTGCAGATGAAGCAGAACCACCATTTCCACCATAAGCATAAGAATTTCCTGGTGATGCATTAGCACCATTATTACCACCATTTGCATAACAAACAGTATAAATTCCTGAATTATTTGGTGCAACAGAAACATAAGATGCTCCTCCTGCTCCTGTACTACCAAGAGCACAAAAAACATATAATATATCTGGAAGAAGATTTGCAGGTATTATAACATAAGTCATAGCACCAGACCCACCACCACCACCACCTGCTGCATAACTCGCTGATATGGATCCACCCCGACCACCACCACCACCAGCACCAATACATAATATTCGAATAAAACTACAATATCTTGGTTTATTCCAAGTCACCCAAGATCCGGGTGTAGAAAAATATTGTATGCTTCTATTTGAAGTATTATATAAATGACCCAAATCAAGCATTAATAATCTCCACCAATTACAGTAGCAACCCAGGCAGTATTTGCAGCGGGAACAATACTTGTAGAAACCATCAAATATCTATCTGCAGGTAGTGCAAAGTTTAAAGGAACATCGACTGGAAATGATGATGAGGTTGTTGATGGAGTTTGTGATGATGCATTAACTTCTTGATATAAAAAATTATTTGCTGTAGTAAGTGTTCCTGTGTTAGTAGTTGCAATATGAATTCTTAAAGTTGCTCCAGTAGATGCAGTACTCATTGTTGCTTCTGAAAGTGAAAATCTAGCTCTTTGTATATAACTCCCATTTGTGCCTGGAGTAAATGCTAAGTAAATGTTTGTACCGACAGTTGCAGTTCCATCAGATACTGTTGCAGCAGCAGAAACTCTAACAGAAGAAACTCTTGGGGCAATACTAAAAATTGGACTAAAGTTTGCGGGCATAATTAATTAAGAAAAAGATTGTAAGATATGTATATATTTAACAAGTCTAAGGCATAAACATATTAGATGAAATTGCATATGAAATTCCAATCACATCTGTAGTATAATTATTAACATCAACTGAACCATCAGCCTTGAGGAATTGTGATGAAGTTCCACCAGTCTTAACAAATGAAGTAGCAGTAACTACACCAGTGACATTAATACCACTACGAGCAGTAATTTGATATGGAGTATCAACGACATTAGAACTAAAGTATGCCGCATTACCCATATATGCGTGATTAGAACACTGGTAATGAAGAACTACTGGTGTTGTATCAGTAACCACTATTTCAGTATATGCCCCAACATAACCAGGAGTTCCAGTTGTTGTTACATTTGTAGTATATCCAGTTGTTTTATCTGCCTGATAATAGAATAATATTGGATGACTGCTATTGGTCCCATCTTCTTGTGTGAAACGATATATCTTTCCTGGTAATAATGTTAAGAATGGAGACTCAATTCCATCAATAAAATATGCACTTCCAGATCCAGTTCCAAAATAACGATGATTTGAGGTTTTTGATGCAACAGTGACAACAAAAGTTGTTGTGGTAGAACTTGCTGTTCCAACTAATGTACTATAACCTCTCAAACTTAATGTTGTTACAATGCCTGATGAATAAACATTACCAACACTTAGATTAGTTAAGGTTCCAACAGAAGTCAATGAAGAAGTTACAATATCACTTCCTAAAGTATTATTAGAAAGAACTGATGTTCCATTAATCTTATAAACTTTACCAGAAGCAACATCAAAGTCTTCACTAGACTTAAGTGCTGTAGAATTATTATTCCAAGTTAATGTCTTTCTTATACCAGTAGAACCAATACCAATACCAGCACCATCAAGAAGAGCATTTGTTCCTACTGTGGTTGCAATACCAACATTAAAGTCAGCCAGTTCAATAGTTGTGGAATTAACAATAAATTGAGTACCATCTACATATAAATCACCTTTAATTCTTACTGCACCAGTATTATCTCCAACAGCAGCAGGGTCAATATAAAGTAGTGAAGGTCCAGAAATAGTATCAGTACTAATATTAACACCAGTTCCTGATGCTCCTGTGGACAACTGGGTAGCAGTAATGATACCTAAAACTGAAACATCACCCTGAACTTGAAGTTTTGATGTTGGATTAGTGGTTCCAATACCAACAGAACCAGAAACATAAGCACCATCAGTTACCTGAAGTCTTTGTAATGCTGTTCCTGTTGATATTGCTGCACCTATGAATACTGGACCACTAGTAAATGTAGAAATACCAGAAACATTAAGTTGTGTAACTGATACAATTCCACCAATTACACTTGTTGATATTCCAGCATTAGTTGCATAAGTTGCTATTCCTGCATTGTCAGAATAAGTACTTACTCCAGCATTAGAAACATAATCTAAGAATGTAATTGTAGCAATACCGGCAGTAGAAGCAACAGATACTATGGATCCAACAAAGTTTAGTGCGGATACACTATTTAAACCACTAACTATATTATTTTCATCACGAATTGTAAGACCAGTAATTGCATTAGCAGCAGCAGGAGTGACCCAAGTAGGAGCATTACCGACTCCATTAGACTGGAGTATTGTTCCGGAACCACCATTTGTTAAGAATGCTGTTGTGTCGGCAGCAGATTGATAAGGAATATTGCCAATAACACCACCCTTAAGGTTTGTTGATATTCCTGCATTAGTGGCAAAGGTTGCTATACCTGCATTAGTTGCATAAGTACTTACTCCAGCATTAGTTGCAAAAGTAGCAATTCCTGCATTAGTTGCATAAGTTGCTATACCGGCATTAGAAACATAATCTAAGAATGTAATTGTAGCAATACCGGCAGTAGAAGCAACAGATACTATGGATCCAACAAAGTTTAGTGTGGATACACTATTAGCACCACCAACAATAGTGCCATCATCACGAATTGTAAGACCAGTAATTGCATCAGCAGCAGCAGGAGTGACCCAAGTAGGAGCATTACCGACTCCATTAGACTGGAGTATTGTTCCAGAACCACCATTTGTTAAGAATGCTGTTGTGTCGGCAGCAGATTGATAAGGAATATTACCAATAACACCACCCTTAAGGTTTGTTGCTATACCTGCATTAGTGGCAAAGGTTGCTATTCCAGCATTAGTTGCATAAGTACTTACTCCAGAATTAGTTGCATAAGTTGCTATTCCGGCATTGGTTGCAAAAGTTGCACTAGATGCATTACCAGCAAAACCAGAAGTAGCCGTAACCACACCAGAGGCATTAATGTTTCTAACAACTGCTAAGTCATTTTGTGTAAACTGAATATTACCAGCAGCAAGTCTTGTACCTGTTGGAAATTGAGTGGATCCAATACCAACAGCATAATTTATCAACCAAGCATCAGTTCCAAGTCCGGCAAAAGTACCGGACTTAAACCACATTATCTTTTTATATGTTGCAGGAGCAGTCTCAATCCCAGCAATGAATAACTGAACTAATGGTGTTCCTTCAGTTGATGCAAGTGCAACACCACCGTGATTTGCTGTATTATCATTAGAAATATCATTACCACTTCCGTCGGTTCTAAATCCAAGAACAATATCAGGGTCTGCTATTTTAAGTTCGGTTGTAAATAAAGTCGCAGATGTTCCACCAATCGTAATATTACCATCTACATTTAAGTTACGACTAACTAATAAATCTCTTGTAACTGTTACGTCTTGTGGTGCAGTGAATTGACTAGGAATACTTAATATAGGTGTAGAACCTTCACCAGAAGTTGCACTTACACTAATTTGATTTACGGTTCCGGTAATGTCTCTTACATAATCACCGGTCGTATCAGTTCCAAGTCCAACACTATTTGGTTGTATTGTTGCTGCTAATGATACATTACCAGTTCCATCAAAACTTATTGGAGAAGCAACAACATCACCAGTAATTTGAAAAGTTCTTACGTTTTGAAGTGCTGTTGCTATACCGGCATTAGTAGCATAAGTTGCTATTCCTGCATTGTCAGAATAAGTACTTACTCCAGCATTAGTTGCATAAGTACTTACTCCAGCATTAGTAGCATAAGTTGCAATACCTGCTGATGTCGCAAATGTTGCTATACCGGCATTAGAAACATAATCTAAGAATGTAATTGTAGCAATACCGGCAGTAGAAGCAACAGATACTATAGATCCAACAAAGTTTAGTGCCGATACACTATTTAAACCACTAACTATATTATTTTCATCACGAATTGTAAGACCAGTGATAGCACCAGCAGCAGCAGCAGCAGGAGTGACCCAAGTAGGTAAATTACCGACTCCATTAGACTGGAGTATTGTTCCGGAATCACCATTTATTAAGAATGCTGTTGTGTCGGCAGCAGATTGATAAGGAATATTACCAATAGCACCACCCTTAATGTTTGTTGATATTCCTGCATTAGTTGCATAAGTTGCACTAGATGCATTACCAGCAAAAGTTCCATAGAATGTTGTGGCAGTTACGACACCAGAAGAGTAGATATTAGATGCAGTAACAAATCCTACTGTTGTAATACCAGAAACATTAAGTTGTTGTGAAGTTAAATTAGTTGCTGATGTAACTCCTAATGTGGAAATTCCAGAAACACTAAGTTGTGTAACTGATGCAATTCCACCAATTACACTTGTTGCTATTCCACTTGATGTTGCAAAGGTTGCACTAGAAACATTACCAGAAAAACCACCAGAACCAATTATATTTGAACCAATTGAAATTTCTGTTGCACTAATAGTAACTCCAGATCCAACATAAATTTTATTATTTGCTCCGTCAAGTACTATAGAGCTTGTGCCGATTGTTAAAATTCCAGTAATTCTTGCATCACCATTAACCCAAAGTTTAGATGTTGCATTTGTGGTTCCAATACCCAAATTACCAGAAACATTAAGTTGTTGTGAAGTTAAATTAGTTGCTGATGTAACTCCTAATGTGGAAATTCCAGAAACACTTAATGCAGAACCTACAATATTAGTACCAGTAATACTTCCACCAGTAAATTCACCATAGACACTACTAAAAATTCTACTTGCGGTTAATATTCCTGTAAAGTATCCATCACCACCAACCCAAAGTTTAGATGTTGCATTCGTGGTTCCTATGCCAACATTACCAATAACCTCAAGTACTGTTTTATCTTCAGTATAAGAAACAATACCAATCTTAAGATTTTGTTGACGATTGCTAATATATTTTGCCATTTTAGTTAAGAGTTTCTAAAATACTTCCGACAAACTTCAAGTTAGATACATGACTACCCGAAATAACTAAAACGTCACCAGACTCAAGTACCAATTTTCCAGAAATAAGATTTGCAGTATCATTTCCAGAAATTGGATATTGTTTTAACATTTCAGTGGTTACGGCAATTCCCGAAACACTTCTTTGATGTGAAAGAGAAACATCCGCAGAAGTTGCACCAATATTCGCAACTTGTGCCAAAAGAACAACTCCAGTATACCCAACCGGAGCAGTATAAATACCAACCGCACTTGTTCCTACGATTTTAGTAACTGTTTTAAATACATTAAGTGCTAATGCCATTTTTTTAATCTCCTCCTAATGCGAGTATGAATGGTGTCATTGTAGAAAATAAACTCTTGGTATATGATGATCCTGAAATAGTTCCGTCCTGTTGATTAATTTCAACACCATCACCAATACGAAAATTTCCAGATTGATCGGTAGAGGTATATATTACCAAACCACCATTTCTCATATCAATTTCATTTTTTTGAATTGTAATTCCACCTTGATTAGGAAGAGCACTGTTAATATTAGTTCCAGAACCAATGTATTCCAAAGAATGACCTGATGCTAATAGTCGACTTTGCTTAAAGAAAGGAACAGTTGAACCAAGACCCACTGCATAAGGAATATTATCATTCACAGTAATCGTACAAATACCACCAGATATTGGTGTTGACCTTGTAATTACATAATATGTGGGAACTAAATTTGCAGTTCCTGTTGCAGTATTTATTCCAGAGTTTGGTGATGCAAAAGTCAATGTTGGTATTCCTGAGTATCCTCTTCCATTAGAAACCATTTCTACAGAAGTCACAGAACCATTTGTAACTTCCCCCACAGCAGATGCAACAACTCCCCAAGGTTCGCTTGGATTACTAAAAGTAATGTCTACATTTTGAGTATAACCAGTTCCACCAGAACCAACAGTCACACTTCCAACGGTGTAATATAATTCATCAAAAAATACAACCTGTCCGTCAAATGGTCTTGTGGTATTTATTTTAACAGTTCCACCAGAATTATAGGTATGTGAAAGTGTAGAAACTCCAACATAAGCAGAGAAACTATTTGCGGCACCAATAGCAGCAACCTCAAAAATATATCCATAATCTCCAGAAGGGAAATTTGCAATCGTGCTAATTGAAACTACACCACCATTCACATAACTATGAGTAATTGTAGAAGTTCCTACATTTACGACAAATTGATTAGATGCTGGTAATGATATTACATCGAAAATATAATTTGAGTCTCCATTATTATCACCTGGTGCTGGTGGGAAATATGCCGTAGATATACCATTTCCAGAATTACAAGAAAATACCAAATTAGACATCGTAACACTAATACCAACAGAAAAATTGTGATTAGTAGATGTCGTTACGGTTAAAATACCAGTCGTACTAGTATAATTCGCAGTACTAATATTATAATTAGTAACTGTATTCACAGAATTGCAATTAAACTTTAATCCAGAAATCGTTACGCCCATTCCCACATTAAAGTTGTGATTTGAAGATGTAGTGACCGTAACAATTCCACTCACATTATCATAAAGGGCATTACTTACATTCAGGGTTGGAACATTTAAATTTAAAACAAAAGTATCACTATTTGCATCTGCGGCAGTTGTAATAATTCCAGTATATTTTTTAGGTCCAACTCCATCGGCAACTAATCCATAATTACCAAATGATGAGTTAGAGTTCGTTAAGTCACAGGCACTACCAGAACCACAGAAAATAGCAATCTCATCACAGATAGTGAAAAGTGAAACTAACTGGGCATATCCTTCATTCGTAATTGAAACTCCAATACCACCCTGATTATATTGAGTATAAGAGTCCACAACCATTGTCTTTAATGGTCCTATTGCATTCTTTCCATCAATTTTCATTCCAATACTATTTGGAATGAAATTCGTACAGTTCTGTACATAAGGAGAAGCATTAAAATATCCCACATTTACTGGATTAAATGCAACAATTGCCTTACCAGAATTTAATGACCCAGTAAAGGACATTTCGGCAATATAATCCCCATTTGCAACATAAAATAAATCTTGATTTGCATTCTGTGGTGATACTGATACTTCTCTTAAACTATCACCAATAATACTTACTTGTTCTGGAATAATAACCGGGTTATTTTCTACATAAGATCCAGCACTAACTTTAATAACAGTTCCTGCTCCTGCTGCTGCGATTGCTCCTGCGATTGTTGCTTTTGCATCTCCAAGTTTTCTTCCTGTGTTTGTATCACTTCCATCTTTCGTAACATATAAAATATTTGTGACTGTTGTACCCACACCAAGTCTTACAATATCAGTACCTATACCACTTCTTTCTCTTATGGTATAAAGTTCTGCGTCATAAGTATTAAGTGCTAATTCGCCTGATTGTAAATCTGCAACTACCGGTTTCTTACCCGGTACAGCAGACCTTTTAATTCTAAAAGGAGTTGCCATTGATATTCATTCTCGGTATATACCATTAAAATAAGACTTATATAAGTCCTTTCGTTTATTTATAATATCAGTAAAATAGGAATTAAGATTGTCAA